AGAGCACGCGCAGCTCGACTTCACTGACACCGGTGAAGATCAGCTCGGCGAATAAGCCTGACCACGAGGGGCTCCTGCGGGAGCCCCCCGAATGGAGATTCTCATGACGAACAAAGTCAAAGTCAAAACGTCGGGCGATTTCATGATCCACGACATCTTCGGCGGCCATCAGACGGTCCTGCCGCGCAAAGAGGTGTCGGTCGAGCGCACGCCGTTCATCGAAACCTGCCTCCGCGACGGTCGTCTGATCGAAGTGGAGGGCAAGGCGAAGGCTGCCGAGAAGGAACCGGAACCCGGCAAGGGGCCGACCTCGGGTACCGCCGCCAAGAAGTGAGCTGACCCATGCGAGCTGGCCAGGAATTCAAACACCTGGTGACGTTCGAGAACGGAGCGCCCACTGGCAGCATTGCCTGGGCGCTCTATTCTTTGGACGGCACCGAAATCACCTCGGGTACCGTGGTGCCGGGGCCGGGCGCAGTCTCGGCCGAGATTGTTGTCGCTGCCGCGTACAATCAGCTGAGCGCCGGCACTCTTCGTAATCTGCGTCGTCTCGAGTGGACTTATGACAGCACCGTCGGGGCGCTCGAATATACGATCGAGGGGCGCGTCCCCCTGCCGGCGAGCCCCCGCGGCGCCCGGGAGAAGATCGGGGTCACTCCACAGGAGCTCCCGGACGACGACATCGATCTCATCAATGCCTATTGGCAGATGCAGCGTCTCGCAGACATCTCGGCCTATGAGGGCATTGAGACTTCGGACGCCCATCGGATCGCCGATGGGATTGAGGCGCTGGCGGCGCTTGCGGTGCTCGACACGCTGCAGGTTCGCATCGCCCAGACAGAGTCGAGCGGAACCAACGAGTTTCAGCGTTTCAAGATTGACTGGGAGAAACTTCGCGCTCAGCTCCGGGGTCAGGTCGATGCCGCCGTTGAAACTGCCGCCCCCGCGGGGACGACTGCCGTTGGCGGCTTCCTTATCGCCACGCCGGCGGATCGCTGGACGAACACATAATGGCCCCCATCTCCCGCATCATGAAGTCCCTCATCCGCCACATCACCGATATGGCGGACGGGTCATTGCACCCGATGACATATCATGCATGGGAGGCGCGCGGGGAAGAAGACAAGCTCCCCAAGAGCACGCTCATCGGGCTCGATGGCTTCAACTTCGACGAGAACACTGGACTGTGGGTGGTGCGATGCGCGATCACGATTTCCACCTACCAAGACTTCAACCTTTTCACCGAGATGGATCTGCTCGATCTCATCTTCGAGTGGTTCAGCGAGGGCAAGCGAGTGCCGCTCCGGGATCTCGATTCCGGTGAAGAGGACAACCAGCTGGTGGTCACCCGTTTCGAGATCGCGCCAATGGCCCAGACTCAGATCCGGAACTACCGGACTGTCAGCATCGAATTGAAGCGGACCGCGAACGATGGTTAGTCTCGCATCTGTCAGCAATCGTTTTGAAATCCCCCTGACGGTGATCGCCGGGGGAAGCGGGGTTCTGCGCGGGATCGTCAGCGAGACCGACCAATCGCAGGTGCCCTCGTACATCTTTGTCTCGCCGCGGCACGTCCTTCGCACGCGGCACCCCACTGCTGCTCGGATCGGCATGGTGGTTCAGACGCCCAACGGCGAGGTCTATATCCTCGGCGACAACGGGCCAAGCGAGCAGGCGAGCGGGACGATCTGGGATAGCTTCCGCATGTTCCGCGCCACCGGGAAGCTGCCCTGGCGCCGCCGCGGGACCGTCATTGACCCGATTACGCGCCAGAAGGCCGAGGGGGCGATGCAGGAGCTCGGAGAAATCTGGGTCGCCATCGAACCCACGGATCGGGAGGAGCTGGAGCGCCGGATGAGCGCTTCCCATGAGCGAGCCCGCTTCCTGTCCGCTGAGGATGTTCGTGCCGACGATCTGATCGGCGAATATGAGGTGATCCGTTCGGACCCCCAACTGGGGTTGCGTATAGGATTTCTGACATACTGATGACCGACATTCGCATCCGATTTTTCCTGAAACGGGGGACGGCTGGCGGGTATCGCGCGCTGACGACGAAACGAGCGCTTGCGCAGGCCGCCACGACGATCGTGCAGAACGTGGCCTTTGCATATGCCGACGGCTATCGGGACCAGCTTTTCAACGCCGTGTCGAAGCGCATCGAGCGGGATGTGATGGGAGAAATCTCCCACGCAGCGATGGCATACAAGCGGCTGGTTACCCGCGCCAGCGAGCGCAACGCCCTGAACGCTGCCCGGATTGAGGGGGCGGCTGTCGGGGCTCCTTCCGCGTCGTTGGCGGGGCTCGGCTGGCCCCCACTGGCTCCTCGATATCGTCGGCTGAAGCAGCGCGAACTCGGGCACACCAATTTCTTCCGCGCCTGGACGCATTACCTTGCATCCGAGATGGGCCGCGGCCGCACTTGGACAAAGTTGTTCGGTCCGGTGAAAGTGGATGTTGCGCTCGGCAAGAGCCGCGGCGGCGCCGAGCGCCGGCAGAGCGACTTCGGTGGCCAGGCCTTCGCCCGCCCGGCCAAGGAAAATCAGGATCGACAGACCGTTCGCATTCACATTGGGTCGGTGTCTGTCACCGCGCTTGAGAAAATCCGGGTCGAGGACTTGCGGTCCATGACGAAGGACGGCGTGCCCCGCATCGTCGGAGATTCCGACCTCGAGCTGGCCTACCGGCTAGCTCCGGGGCCGGCGCCCTACCGCCCCTCTCTTGAACCGTTCCTGAGCTTTGTGTTGAGTCGCAGTATCCCCTTTGCGGTTCAGAAGCGAGTGGAGCAGGGGCTAAAGGGAAGCATCCGATAGGGTTTGTTTGCGAGCTTCGTGTGCAGCTCGGCGCGCGGGAGACCATGGTTTTCCTTTGTGGATTGCCGATAGTCTGGCGCGGAATTCGGAAGAGCGGGTTTTCCCTCGATTGGCATCCGCAACTTTGGCCACCACGTCGGCCGGACGAGGGCCCAATTTTGTGCCCCTTCGGGCAGCATTGGCCTTGATTTGTTTTTCCGTTAGGGGAGCCCCCCGCCGGGCCGTGTTGGCTTGGATTTGCTTTTCGGTCAAAGGCTTTCCTGTACGAGCCTTTCGGTTCGACTCGCCTATCTTAGCTCGGTGTTCGGGGGATAGTTTCTTGCCCCTTTGCGCCAAGCTCATATTTTTCCGCGCCTCGGGCGGGATTACTTTCCCCAACTGGGACCTGCTAATTTTGGCCTTTGTGGCTTCAGAGTGAGGAACTCCGAGCTTTGACCCAGCCTCGACGGTGGCATTGTACAGGCCTTCGGCGCCGCGAAAGTGCCCCATCATTTGGTTTTCGCTGCAGATCAACCTGTCTACAGGGAGGCCACCGGCTATCACATAGAAGACGAAATTGTGCTCTCCGTAACGGCGCCAAGCGCGTTGGAGATGGGGATTATGGTGCTTGTTATTCCGTAGCAGCGAGCGGTGTGTCCGCCAGCGTGATGATATTTTGACCGCAGAGCCGACATAAACCCTGCCTGTCTCGACGTTCATAATCCCATAGATGCCCGGAGAATCGGCCGGTATCTCAAAGATGTCTTTGATTTTTCGCATCCGGTAATATTAGTCACTGTGGTCGGAGTGTGAATCCTTTTCCGGAAGAAGTCGCACCGCGACTACCCGTAGCCTCAATCACAGCGCACACCGTTCTCGACGCACCAAGCCGCTTTTCGGAGAGCCTCGGTCTCCTCGGTTTGCTGCTGCCGACGAAGTCGGGCAGCCTCGACTTTTTCTGGTGGCAGAGGGGTCATCAGTGCGTTCGCGACGTTTTTGGCCTGTTCATCGGATATCCCTGGGTTCGCGGCTTTTACCTTTGTGACAGTCTGTTCGAATGTCGGACCCCCCGCTGGTCCTGAAGCCATGAGCGGAACGAGAATGATCGCCAGTATCAAGGCCAGACCAGCGATTGCCATTTTGGTTTGATATTTCATAGCGTGGATTCTCCCACCTCTAATTCACCCCGTCAAGTCTGGTTCACCCCCTTTGGCCTTGCATATTTCGTCCCATTTCGAGTCTACACTCGGGATGGCCAAGGATCCCAACAGCACCCAGCAAGTTGACGTCGAGCTTCTCGCCGAGGGTGGGGACATCGCGAAGGCGATGGATCTGATCAATGCGAAGATCGAGAAGGCCTCCCTTGCAGTCCAGAAAATCGTCACGTCTGCCGACCAGGGGTCGAAGAAATTCGACAATCAGCTGAACCGGACCATCAAGGACCTCCAGCAGGCGATGTCGCAGCTGTCGACGCTGGAGAAGTCGATCTATTCGGGGGCGGGCGGTGTCCGTCAGCTGCGCGCGGCCGAGAAGTTCGGCAAGGACACCGAGGCGGCAGCCCGCTTTGCCGGTACCGTCAAGAATGCAGGCACCGCAGTCGAGGCGGTGGGCGCTCGGATCAACGATCTGACGAAGAAAATGGGGGCGCTCGGCCAGCAGGATTTTCTGCCGAAGCAGAAAATGCTCCGTGCTCAAAATGATCTTCGTGACGTCGAGCGCCAGCTGAAGTCTGTCGGCTCAACCATGGAGCGGTTGAATACCAAGGGCAGGATTCAGGGCGGAGATTTCTCTGCCCAGCAGAAGGAAGTCGCGGCGGCGCAGACCGCCCTGCTCAAGGCACTGCAGGACGGCCGGCGCACGAACTTTGCCCCTGAGATGCAGCGACTGCAGGACGCGACGGCGAAATATGCGCTCGACCTACGCACCGCCGATGCCGAGCTCCGTCGCATGGGCCAGTCCTACGACCAACTGATCCAGAAGGCACGCGCCTACACCACCGAAACCAACTTCCAGCGTGAGGGGCGGCTGCGCCGAGAGTCCGGCCGTCTCGCCGTGCCCGGCGACGTCTCGACCGAGGGCGCGGCGGAGCGACTGGCGCAGGCCACGCTCCGCGCGGCGAATGCTCGCGAGCGTCTCAACACGGCTCTGCGGAGCAACGCCGGTCAGGCCGAACTTGCCAAGGCTGTCTCGGAGTACGAGCTCTATAACCGCGAGCTGGTCGAGGCGATCGCTCTTCACGACAAGCTGCAGCGTGAGCTCAAGCAGAGCGCGGCCGAACAGGCGGCGCAAGCCGCGCGCGCCGCTAAGGAGCAGGCGGCCACGCAGTTGCCAAAGGCGCAGCCCAAGGGGCCACTGCAGTCGATCCTCAGCCCGGGATACGCCGCGGCGGCTTTTGCCCGCACCTCGGTTTACGGCGCGGCCGCGATGGCGGCCTACAGTATTTTCAACGCTGTCCGTGACGGCGCGCAGTTTGTCGTGCAGTTCGAAGATACGCTCGCGCGGCTTCAGGCAATTGCGGGCGCCACCAGCGGTCAGATGGTTGACCTTCGTGACAAGATCTTGGAGGTCGGCACCACCTCGAAATATTCCACGCTCGAGTTGACTGAAGCCGCCATCACGCTTGCCCAGGCTGGCTTCTCGGCCAGCGACATGGGAAGCTCGCTGGAGGCCGTGTCGCGGCTTGCGGTCGCGTCGGGCTCGACCATTGCGGAGTCGGTTGACCTGATCACTGGCGCAATCGGGGCCTTCCAGCTGCAGACCAGTGAGGCCGCGCGCGTGTCCGACCTGCTCGTCGCCGCGCTGAACCGATCAAAATTAACGGTCACCCAGGTGGCGCAAGCCGTGCAGTACGTTGGTGCGACGGCGTTCGAAGCGAACATCTCCCTCAATGAGCTGGTGGCCGCAGCTGGTGCCATCTCGCAGGCGGGTGTGCGCAGTGGTTCGACGATCGGCACCGGCCTTCGCCAGTTCCTTGTCGACCTTCAGGATCCGACAAAGAAGCTCACGATTGAGCTGACGAAGCTCGGCCTGACGCAGGCCGACGTCGATGTCAAAACACGCGGCCTTTCCACGGTGCTCACCACGCTCCGCGATGCTGGCTTCGGATCGGCACAGGCTTATGCAGGCCTCGAGACCCGGGCCGCGGCCGCCTTCCTTGTTCTCAAGAACAACATCGGCACGATGCACGACCTTGAGATTGCTCAGCTCGCCCAAGGGCAGGCAGCGGAGGCCGCGGACACTGCGATGTCCAGTCTGTCGGCCACGTGGCAACGCTTCAAAAATATCGTCAACAAGCAGTCGGCCGAAAGCGACTTCCTGAACGGGATCAAGGACGGATTTCGGGACCTTCTCGAAGGCACCAACGAGATCATTCTCGCCAACGAAAAAATGGCCGAGAGCCGGCTGGGTCTCTATGACCAGACCCGGAAGAACCTCGAGCAGTACTCCCAGGAAGGGAAATATCTGGACGCACTCGGCGCGTCTTTCCAGCTCATGGGCATGGACATCGACAATGCTGTTCGGTCGACGGTCGGCATGAACGAGCAGTTCAAGTCTGGTTCCGGCTCGGTACAGGATTATGAGACTGCCATCGCCAACGGCAACGAAGTCATCAATGCCTACCAAGTGACCATTGCGGCCACCGACAAGGAGCTGGCAAAACTTCTGCTTCAGGAAGAGACGCTGAAGGGCGAGCACGGTGCTCTGGCCGCGCAGACTGCGATGCTGGCCACCCGCTTCGAGGGCCTTTCGAAATATCTGAACCAGAACACCAACGATTTCTATGGTGCCATCAAGGCGGTCCGCGAATATCGTGCCGAGCTCTACGCCACGCTCCAGACGCAACTGACCACCCAGAAGGGCCTTCTCACCGCGCAGCGCAGTCAGCAGCGCGGTGAGGCGATGGGAGCATTCCGGAAGGCCGATCGCAACGTCACCTCCACCGAGGGGCGTCAGATCCTTTTGGCTCTTGCGCGGAACCCCACCGACCCGGTCGTCCGGCAGGCGGCGCTGGATTATTCCAAGCGATCGGGCGTGAGCAGCTTCGAGGCGAAGTCCATTGGAGAGGCAGCGCGGGCCGCCGCGGGCTTCGATACGACCAACCGCAATCTTGAGCTTCTCAACCGCCAGTCCGCCTACGTGGCCGCCGGGCTCAACCCCGAGGCGCAGCGCAGCGCCCGCGGTATCGAAACGGTTACGGCGGCGTTGGGGCAGATGGACCCGCGCACGGGTAACATGAGCGGCAAACAGCGGGCTCAGCTTTATACCCCCATCGCAGACGAAGCCCAGAACGCTTCTGACGCTGCGCGCGAGCGCGCGAAAAAGTCCGCCGATGAAGGCGAACGGCAGTATTGGAACGATCAGGCCGATCAGTGGCACTCCCTGTCCAACCAGGCGAAGGCAGCCATGAGCACCCTCGGCGAAAAGACGCCGAAGGCGAAGACCGATCGGTCCGGCGCTCGTGAAGCGCGCCGCCGGCTCTCCGCGCGCAAGACGGTCAGCGACGCAGCGTTGAAGTCGGCCGAGCTCGACCTCAAGGAGGCACTGGACGACAACGAAGATCCCGTCGATTTTCAATCCTTCCAAGACGGGCGTGACGAAGTTGAAAAGGCGCTGGGCGCTTGGGCAGAGAAGCGTCTCGAGCTCATGAAAGATGAGATCGCCTCGAAGCATATGACTGGATCCGAGGCAGAAAATTTTGAGCGGGAGGTGCGTTCTCAGATCGAGTCAAAGCAGATTGAGACCCGAAAGAAGATTGCCGACAACATCGTCAGCATGCTGAAATCCGGTTTGGATGCCGCAGACCGGGCCTTTGAGAACGCGATGCGGCCGTATGCGGACGCTATCCAAATAGCTGAAGGGCGGCTCGCTGGTCTCGACCGCACCGATGTGCGCGATCGAATCCCCGATTACGTGCGTGAGAACGCTCGCTACGGGATCGAGAAAAAGAAGGAACAGGCGGAGCGGCAGAAGATTTCCGAAAACGAGGCGCTTCTCCAGAAATATGCGAGCGTGCTGGCGGACGCAAAAGCTGCTCTCGCGCTGATGGGAGCCTCCGCGACTGCCGACAACAACGATCCCAATAGCATTATTGTTTCGAGCGGGGCTCTGAACCAGTTTTCTGGGAAAACTCTTAAGGACGTCCGAACCGCCCTCGCCGACACCGAAACGAAGATCCACGATCTCACGGTCGCGAACGACGCGCTGCGTGCCAGCTTCGAGGGCGCCGCTCAGATCCCGCAGACACTGAGCGAGGCCTTCCAGCAGGCGAGCGCCGCATACGCTCGCTCGGTCGGCCTGAACCGGACGATGAAAGAGAGCATCATCAACGATCTGGGAGGGGCGATCTCCGAGACGCATGACGCGTTCACCCAGTTCTGGAATGATATGCTCGAGCGGCCTCAGGACGTTCTCAACAATCTGAAGAACTTCGCGACTGCCGTGGGCCGCATCCTTCAGCAGATGGCGGCTCAGGCTCTGGCAAATCAGATCTTCGGAAGCATTCTGAAGATCTTTGGCGCTGGGTTTGGCGGGGCAAGCTCCCGAGGCGTCAGCAGTGCCGGCGCAGGCCTCGGGGGCTCGATCAAAAGTATCCTTGGGCGGTTCAACGGCGGCTCGATCGACCGCGCCGAGGGCGGTCTCGTGACCGAGGGCGTTCCCAATCGCGACAGCGTCAATACCAACTTGGCCCGCGGCGAATTCGTGACGCGCAAGGCGGCCGTAGACTCCGTCGGCGTCGAGTTCATGCGCGACGTCAACAAGCGGGGCGTCCGCGCGCTCAAGAGCTTGGCGCCCACGCCGATTATTGCCCCGGCGCCGAAGCAGGAAATGGCTGTCTATCTCGTTGCTCCCGAAGAGCGACCCTCCCTCGGCCCGAATGATGTGGTCGCCGTGATGAACAACGAGATGTTGAAGGATGGCTCGACGAAGAAGCTCATCAAATACATCGCGCAGGGAGGCTGACCATGCCTGTCGAAGTTTTTAATTTCTGCCCCGACAGGCTGGTCCCGGAGACAATCCCCCCGGAGCCGACGGCGGTGACGAGCATGAACGGGTGGGAATTCTCGTCTCGCCCGACTGTGCCCTATCGTCGAAAGTTCAAGATCACGCTCCACGGTCTGCAGTGGTATCTCAATGCCGATGGCAGTTATGACGAGGCGTCGAACCCGCAGTTCAACGCGCGGAAGCTTGAGCTTTTCTATGCCGCTCACCAGCGCTGGCGCGAGTTCAATTGGTTTCACCCGCACCTCGGCACGCTGTTGGCAGTTAAGTTCTCTGCACCGGTGACTGTGCCGGCCGGTATCCCCAACTCCAACGGAATTCTCAACCCGCTTGAGATTACCATGATCGAGAGCAATCCCGGCTACTAATTCCCCCCGTGCTCGCGCCTGCGGGCGCGGGGGCGGTTAGGGAAGCTGCACCTTCCTCAACCGCCAGGGATATTATGCTACCTCAGAAACGCAGTTTCACCGTTCGAGTGCCGCTCGAGCTCTATCTTCAACTCGGACAGATCGCACAGACGGAGGGCAGCGACGTTAACGCCCTTGTCAATCGCCTGATCCGAATGGGTCTTGGGGAGCGCGAGAGCCTTCTGACCCTTATCCAGCGTCTCGTGAATGCGGAGGTTTCTCGTGAAGCGGCCTGAACTCAAACTCAAAGTGGCGCTGGGAGACCAAGAGCGCGAAATCAAATGGACCTACGGTCTCTCGAACGACATCCAGCGGCTTGTCCCTGACGCGGGCGCCGCGATCGGCGACATCACGAGCCAGCCCTATATCCGGGACTACATCGTTCGTCGCGCCCTCACCGACAAGAAGGGCTTTGTCGAGAAAGAGGAGGAGCTCATTTCGCCGGAAGAGATCGACGATCTCGATCCGGACGAAGTGGCCAGTATCCTCGACTGGGTATCGGAGCACCTCCTGTATTTTTTCGGGAACTCGGCGGGCAGCATGTCCCGCCTAGCGAAGCAGTTCAGCGCCCTGTTGCAGCCGTTGAACCACTCTTCGACTGGTTCCGAGGACTCTCCTTCGACGACGCCGTCTGCTGGGCCTTCGGAGTAACCGAAGGCGACCTCGACGAGCTCTATTGGACAGCCTCCTACTGGGAGCTCTCGAAGAAAGTGCAGCTGAAATATGGGGAGCTTTCAGCTCTCCAGCTCTGCACTTACGGAGCCTTCGCAGACATCGCTGCTGCCGTGTTCGGCAAGAAGACCGACAAGGTCGAGAACACCGTCAACACCGGCACTCTCGAGGGCGATGTGGCCATGATCAAGCGAATGCTCAGCGTGGGTGGTTGAGGGCGGTTCCCGCCCTCTTCCTTCCTTCGCGCAAACCGCGCGCCCACAACATCCACCGCAAGATCACCCACAAACGTAAGGAGCCCACCGGTGGCCGACGTCAAGAAGAACGCATTCATGCTCTCGAGCGCCACGCTGATGATGGCGCCTGCCTTTGTGACGGACGTGTACGCCCTCACGCCCGACGCCCACAGCGTTGGGATGATCCGGGAAGTCGCGGTTCCGCTGGAAAGCTCGCTCATCGAGCTGAAGAACGGCGTGGCCCAGGCCACCGTCGACAGCAAGCGCACCAACATCCAGCCGACGATCAGCGGCACCGTGTTCGAATTCACGGCGCAGAACGTCATGCGCTCGCTCGCAATGGGCGGGCTGGCTGCGGCGATGAAGCGCGGTGCGCTCGACACGCTGGCAGCTGGTGATGCCGAGACGCTCTCGATGATCAGCTCGCCGGTCCCCGGTGAAGCCACGAGCGCCATCACGGCACTCGGCGACATCCCGGTCGGATCGACGCTTCTGATCCAGCGCCCCGGCGGCGAAGCCGACTATGTCTTCCCGACCAAGTCGACTGGCGCGGCCACCGGCACCGGCCCCGGCCCGTTTACGGTTCCGATCGCCGATGACTATGCGATCCCGGCCGACATGAGCTTCCCTGTTGGCTCGAAGGTCTGGGTCGTGCCGGCGGTTCATGTCGGCGACATCGCCGCGGACGATCTGTTCTGCGTGAAGATCACCGGCACCCTTTCGAACTATGACCGACCGGTCACGGTGGTGTTCCCGAAGGTCAAGATCAGCAAGGGCTTCAATCTGCAGTTCACGGAAACCGACTACGGCGGCATGCCGTGGGAGATGATGCCGCTTCTGATGGCAGCTTCGGAGGCCACGGGCCGCCTGGCCGACATCGGCACCAAAGCGTTCGGCGACATCTACATCGGTGCGTAATCCCTGAGAGGGGCGAACGAGGGGAGGCCCCCAGTCTTCGGACTGGGGGCCTTTTTATTCACCCCCCTTCGTCGACCGCGGCGCGTTCCATCTCCTAGGCCCAGACCATGACGACGATCCCCATAGAGCAGGTTCAGGATGCCCATCTGCTCCAAGCGGATGGGGAGGTCTTTCTCTACGAACTGACCCCATCGATTGGCTCCGGAACGATCCGGGTAAAGGCGGACAACCCGGTGACTTACCGTGGGAACCTTTACGAGGGTCTTCCGCTCGCCTTCGAAGGCGAAATTTACAATTCTGACGGCACCGCGGTCCAGCCGACGCTCACCTTTGGCGACGAGAACATCAATCTCATGGCTCTCAAGCCACTGCTGTTCGACGGCTCGATGGATGGCGGCTATGTGGCGCGGTCGCGAATTCTGCTCGACGATCTCCTCAACAATCGATTGATCCTCGCCCGGGACGAATACCGTATCCAGCGTGTCGCTGACTATTCCAGAAGCAAAATCTCATTCGTGCTGGCGCGGCAGGCCGACAGTCTGTCGTTCTCGATGCCGTTTCGCCAATATTACAGCCCTGATTTTCCAGCGGTCTACCTGTCATGAGCGCCGACCCACAAGATTTTGTCGGCATCCCCTTCCGCATGGGCGATCGCGACTGCCTCGGCCTCACCCGCCGCTATTTCAAGGCGGCGTTCAGCATCGACATCACCGACTATGCCCGGCCCGTCGACTGGGAGTCATCGACGATCGACCTCATCCGCGCCTGCCACGAACGGGAGGGCTTCGACATGATCACCGATTGGCGGCCGAAGGATCTCCGGCATGGAGACCTCCTCTGTATGGCCGTTGGGGAGGGGAATGCGAACCACCTCGCAATTTATCTCGGGGACGGAACCATCCTCCACCACCTGACCAACAGGCTGTCATCGATCGATCCGCTGCGCGATTTCTGGCGGTCGTTGACCTGTTACGTGCTGCGCCACCCGGACGTTCCGCACACGCCGCCCGATCTGGCGGATACCGACATTGGGAGTCTCCTCCGTGCTCGATACCATCCCGCAGCTGATTGAGCTCTACGCTCAGGGCAGTCTCAATGAGCGCTGTGGTCTCATTTTGAAGGACGGCTCGCTCGTCGAAATCGAGAATATTCATTCCGATCCGGCGCTGGGCTACCGCATGAACCCTGAGGGGGTTCTCCCCTTCATTTCCGCCAACGCGGTCACTGGCACTTGGCACACCCACCCTGGTGGCGATCCCAATCTCAGCCAGGAAGATTACGCCGGCTTCCTGCAGTGGCCGGAGCTGAAGCACATCATCGTTGGGGAGGTCGCCGGTGTTCCGGCTGCCGAAGTCTACGTCGTGGATAACGGCCTAGTGGTGAAGTCCTCATGATCATCATTTTTCACGGGGCGCTCCGAGGATATTTCGGTGATCGGGTCGAGATGCATGCTCGTTCCGTCGCTGAAGCCCTCGAAGGCGTGTTCACTCAGGTCACTGACCACCCGAAGGACCTGGTCGTGGAGGCAGTCGGCTTCCCCACCGAGCAGGCACTGCGCTCGGAAACTGATGCCGAGGAGGTGCACGTTATTCCGAGCATGTTCGGAGGCGGGGGGAAATTCGGGGGAATTATTTTAGGTGCGCTTACCATTGCAGCGGCATTCGTCTTGCCAGGTCTCGGTGTTACGCTGGGTGCAGCCTTGAAAACGTCCCTGATAGTTAGCGGCGCCATGATGATCGCTCAAGGCGTTGTCGGCCTCTTCATGAAGGCCCCGACGATCTCGAAGTCTGAGGACCCGCCTCCGTCCAAATATCTCGGGATTACCGAGAATACGACAGCCCAAGGAACGCACATCACTCTTGCCTGCGGCCGTGTGCTTCTCGCCGGCCATTGGCTCACCCTTCAATCCGATGCCGATAAGCTTGCCTTCGGCCAATTCCCAGCGAGCCCTACCTGATATGAACGTTACGCCCGAATTGGCGAAATTCGCCAGCCCCGCTCAGGATCGATACCTCGAAGCGGTCCTTCGTCTCGGCAGCTGCCGCAAAGCTGCGAAGGAGTTGGGCGTCCACAATGCCACTGTCTCACGGTGTATGAAGTCCCTCATCGACAAGGCGGCAAGGCAGGGCTGGTCCCCCGAGCACGACATGACCCGCACCGTTCCGGACGGGTTCCGTATCAAGGGCACCTCAACCCTCTATGACATGGAAACCGGCGAAGGGCGGCTACAATGGGTCAAGACCACTGTCGACCATGACCGACAGCTCGAGCTGCTTCGCGCTGCGGTCGACGCAATGTCCGGAGAAGTTCGGCCGCTTCCACCGGTCCCGGCGCCGGTGATCTACGACCACCGTCTTCTCACGGTGATCCCCCTTGGCGATCCTCACTTCGGCATGAAGGCTTGGGCTGCCGAAGTTGGCGAGGGTTTCGACCTCGAGACAGCTGAGCAGCTGACGTTTGCCGCGGTCGATCGGCTGTGTGCCCGGACGCCCTCGAGCGACACCGCCCTGCTGCTCAATCTGGGCGACTATTTTCACGCTGACAACGGCACCAACCGAACGCCCCGTTCCGGCGCCAACCTCGATGTTGATGGCCGCTTCCGGCAGATTGCCGAAACGGGCGTGCGAGCCCTCATTCGGTGCATCGAGCGTCTGCTCCAAAAGCACCAGACGGTGATCGTTCGGAACAACCCCGGCAATCACGATCCCCATCAAGCGGCAATGCTGTCCATCTGTCTCGCAGCGCGCTTCCATGACAACCCCCGGGTTCGCATCGATGAAAGTCCATCGAGCTTTTTCTATTACCGGTTCGGCAAGACCCTGATCGGGTCGACCCATGGTGACGGAGCGAAGCTCAATGACCTTCCGCTGATAATGGCCCGGGACGTCAAGGAAGACTGGGCAGCGGCGGATTTCCGCGTCTGGCACTGCGGTCACTTCCATCACGACCAAGTGAAGGATCTGGTTGGCTGCACAGTGGAGACCCACCGGACCCTTGTTCCGAACGACGCCTGGCATTTTCATCAGGGCTATCGCTCCATGCGCGACCTCAAGGCAATCGTCTACGACGTCGAGTTTGGCGAGATCTGCCGCATGCGCTGCGGCGTCGAACAGCTCTAATTCCCCCCTCCGCATAACGGTGGCCGAAGGGTGTCTCTAGGCACCAAGGATGCTTGGATTTCAGGGCGCCAAAGGTGGTAGCGGTGGCAGCTTCAAACAGCGCCCCGATACGCTCCGCTCGACGGATACGTTCGAGGGGCTGCTGGGCCTCTGTGCCGGCCCGGTAAAGGGGCTCACTCGCGGGCTGAAATCTCTCAAGATCGATGGCACGCCGCTCGAGGATGAAAGCGGCCGACTGAACTTCGAGAATTTCGTTGCGATTTTTGCCGACGGGAACCCGGCGTCCTTTCCCCAGCCGGTTGATCTGCGGCTCGGCGCGGGCGGCTCGCCTGTCGCTGTAAATCTTGCCTTGTCGAACACCGCCCCGAGCGGACCTGGGCCGTGGATCACGAAGTCGGTCGCCAACCTGAACGCCGATTTTCTCGACCTGCGCTTTCTCGTCAACCAGCTCTACCGGCAGGACAAGTCGGGCATCTACGAGCACACTGCAAACATCGAGGTCCAGCTCAAGCCGACCGGTGCCGTCACTTGGATCAGTCCGATGCTGGGCTCTCCGTCGCAAAGCTGGTCTCAATCAGGGACTCCCACGTCCGGACCGGGCGTGCGCCTTTTCATTCCGCAGGTCTATTATGACATGGACGGCGGGGGCGGCTACCGGCCGGAGACCAACAACGGCTATTTCAAGATTTACGGCAAAACGAGCAGCGTGGCCGTCCATGAGCTGCGGATTGCGGTGCCGAACGATGGAGCGTACGCAGATCGCGGCTGGGATATCCGCTGCCGGCTGATCGAAAAGGAAAGCGTCGACGCCGATCCGAATTTCGAGAAGCGGAATATCACTTGGGAGTCGGTGACCGCCGGCTACAACACGAAGCTCGGCGTGACCGAGCCGTGGCGCGGCCTCTCCTGGCTGCAGCTCTACGGCAAAGCTTCGGATCAGCTCACGGGCGTGCCCTCGGTCACCGGGGAATATGACACGCTTATTGTGCCCGTCCCCCCCAGCGGTGTCTTTGATCCTGAAAATCGCACCTACACAGGCGCCATCTGGGACGGCAGCTGGGCGCAGGCCTTCACGACCGACCCGGCATGGAATATCAACGGTCTGCTGACGAACAGCCTGTTCGGCCTTGCCTCAATCTCGCCCGGGGCAAAGCTCAACAAGTGGGACGCACTCGAGGCGTCGAAGTGGTTCTCGGCCCCCGTCCCCGACGGAGCGGGGGGTTTCGAGCCGCGCAGCTCTCTGAACATCGCTCTCAATGAACCGCAAAAAGCCAGCGAGTTTGTCCCGTATCTGGCGGGGGCGGTCGGTGCGCTCGCGTGGGAAGAGGGCAATGGAGAGTGGCGTCTCAAGGTCGACAAGCCCGAGGCGGCCACCGACATTTTCACCCTCGAGACGATCACCGGCGAGTTTGCCTACTCGCACACCAACGTCGACACCCGCTTCAACGACATCACCTACGTCTTCCGCAACAAGGAATTCGACTATCGGGAAGACCGCGTCCGCGTCGTGGACTCGGAGCATATCGAACGCTTCGGTCGCAAGCCGACGACCATTGTCGGCATCGGGTGCACCGGACGACAGGAAGCTATTCGGCGGGCGATCATGCGCCTGCGCGTTGCGACGCGGGAGACGCGCTCGGTCCGGTTTGTCACCAACCGGCGCGGCCGCCTTGTCCAGCCGCTGAGCACCATTCTCGTCGCGGACGGGGATCTCGGATTTCTCACGGAGCTCGACGAGAACACGCGCTCTACCGGCCGCATCATCAACGTCGCAGCCGATCGTCTAAGCTTTGACGTGCGCGATCCGCTGCACCTCGAGTTGGGGGTTGCCTATTCGGTGACCTTTACGACTCCCAATCCGGACTACGCACCGGATGCTGATGTGGACCGCGAGGGGGTGAACACCACGAGCCCCACTCTCACGCAGACGATTGCTCTGACAAACTCCGCGGCCCAGCGCGGAAATGTCACCACGGTGTATCTTGCCGACCCGCTCCCCGAGGATGTTGCGCCCAATGCCAACATCGCGCTGAGCGCCGACAACCTCCCCACGCTGCCGAAGCCCTACCGCGTGACAAGCGTCGAGCCCAGCGGCGAGAGCATCGCAATCTCGGCAATCGAGATCGACAGCGGTAAATGGGATGCGTCCGACAACGGCGAAGCGGAATTCGGCTACGTGCCACCGATCGACGCCGTGGTTCCTCCTGTTGAAAATGCCACGATCACCCTCAGTCAATTCCCGAGCGAAAACCAGCTGGTGACGGTTCTGAACGTGGCTTGGGACCGTCCGGCCAGCAACATGCTGGCCGGGTATCGGGTCGAGCAGCGCCTCAACGGCGGTGAATGGCAAGTCCTCAATGCCCGGACCAATCTCAACGCGCTGGAGCGGGTCAATCCTCAGTTCGGGGTTTGGGATTTCCGCATCACGAGCATCGATCGCCGTGAACGGACCTCGGAGCCGGTGATTGTTTCCACCGAGGTCAATGAGGCGGCGCTTGCCGAGGCTGGCCCGTAC